GAGGGACCGTAGTTTTTGTGCAGTGCACAATAGTACATAATATATGCTGTACAAAATTTGTACATCGGACCGTAGTGGTCAAAAATTGTACAATTAAATGGAGTGATCAAAATTTGTACAGTCAAAATGGGATGATCAAAAATTGTACAGCTAATACGGGTACTGTAAATTTATACAGTATGGTTCATATGTTCAGGCCAAAAACATAGGCTTCATATAAAGCCCGCTACTGGGAGCCTATCAAATCCGGGTAGGGTAGTATTAAAAGAAAAAGATCGTGGTTTTGCGAATGATTCGCATTTAAAAGTTTTATTAATAAAATCAATAACTTAGGTGTGTTAGTTAAAATCGCTAAAAAAATTGGCATGATTATTATGTTATATAAATCAATGACTTACCGCACTGCACCATTGTTGCACTGCACAACAAAATCTCATGCGGCACCGCACAAAAAACTTGGCATGAAAAATGACCGTAGTGATGGTGCACTGCACAAATGGGGTGGTGTTTGGACACAGTAACTGACGGGGTATAGGTGCACACTCACTTAGATGACTAAGTATTTTTAGATTTCGAGTCTATTGTGTGACTCAATGGGTGCAAGTGTTTTGATATCATTTGACTAGTGGGCATGAAATGCACTACTGGCGCGGGTCTCAGGCCATGAAATCCCCCAGAATCCGTGACCGTAGTACAAAAATTGTACAATAGGGCCGCGAGGGCCACCCGGGGTGTCTACGTATACGTATATACAGATATACACAGAAGTGAATTTTCAGTTGTAAACCACTTTTGGTCTGACCACTTAGTCGCAAACACTATATATGCCCTTAAACTATGACTATTTTCGTTATTTTAGTCACAAATATCTCTTGACAACCTTTATGAAATGCATATAACTACGGAGCGTAGCGACATACAGATAATATGCCCCATAAAAAGGTCTCCAAAAATTCTTGTAAAAGTCATAGGCAACTGGATATTGTAAATGAAGCATATTATATGTAAGGATCTGTACATTTTTGAATGAACCCTTGCGTAGCAAGGAAGTTCGTGCTAAAATACAACAAACATTCCGGGTGATACACTCGTATTACCTACAAATCTCTTGACAATTAAAAATTTAGAAGTATAACTATGCGTACTCGTGAAGGATTAGTAGAAGAAGTCTACGATTGTGTCCGAACCAGAACCCCTCTAAGCAGTATTCACATCCCACATTCCGATGTATTCTTTGTGAGGGAGGCGTTAGAAGCTCGCTTTGACTGTGAGCTTTCGTTATTTCAAGTAGAAGAATATATGCGCGAAGCAGGATGGAAGGATAGTGGCGACAACTAAAGATGTTAAGCGCACTGAAAGCGGTAGACTTACCTATCGTGGTGAAACTTTCAGTGGGTATAACAAACCTAAGCGTACTCCCGGTGCAAATAAGAAGTTTGCCGTACTCGCCAAGAAAGGTGATCAGGTTAAGATAGTCCGTTTTGGTGATCCGAATATGGAGATCAAGAAGGATAACCCTGAAAGACGTAAGTCGTTTCGTGCTCGTCACAAATGTGATACAGCGACAGACAAGTTTTCGGCCAGATACTGGTCGTGTACAAAATGGTGATATAGACTATATGCCTTCCTCACCCGGATACAAACGTAATTACAAGCAGGAAGCTAAATACGACGGTCAGCCTGCTGTACGTAAGAAAAGAGCCTCTCGCAATGCCGCACGTAGGAAGATGGCTAAAGCTGGATTAGTACGTAAAGGTGATGGTAAAGATGTTCATCACGTAGGTGGTAACGCATTGAACAACAAGAAGCTGGCGGTTAAGTCAGCATCAGCAAATAGGTCTTACGCTCGTACTAAGACTGCACGTAAAAAGAATCCACGGAGTTAAACAATGGAAAAAGTAAATCCAGAACGTGCGAAGATGATTAAAGATCTTCAAGATGAAAAAGCTAAGTATGAAGCTGAACTTCGTTCTGACCCAACGGACAAGGCCGCTCAGATGAATTTAAAACAAGTCAACAGTGTGCTCAAGCGGTACGGCGTTAACATCGATGAAGATAATTCTAAACTGAAAGATGGCGGCATGGCTGGCGGTAAAAGAACTCCACACAGGTACGTGGGCGGCGGTGTTGTAGTAGATAACCTACCAAATCCCGGACTGAAAGAACTAGCTAAATCCCCAAAAGGAAGAAAAGCTGTTCGCAAAATGGGCTTTGATGTCTGACATTGAAGATGAGATACGAAAGTGGTCTCGTGAATTTTTAGAAGTTCCTTGTGATAACCTAAACGGATTACCACCCTGCCCTTATGCAAAGAGGGCGTGGCTAGAAAACAAAGTTAAGTTTTCTGTGAACACAGGTCTTGATGGCCTGACACAACAAGTAAAAGAATACGATACACACGATTTCGATATTGTCATCTGGGCTGATGAAGAATATCCAGAAATGGAATATTTAGATGGCTTTTGTGACGGTATCAACGAGGCACTGTCGGTGGCTGGTATTGATCTTCATTTAATGTTGTTTCATCCAGATTACAGTCCCTCAGAAGCAGGTCTGCATTTTCTAGAAGAGGTAGAGTGTTTAGAGGACTCAGAACTCGAATACGCTATGGTCTTTGTTCAACGTCTGTCTATTCTAGATGATGCGGCATTAAGTCTGGAGAAAAGTGGGTACTACAAACACTTTCCAAAAGATACATACGAAAGTCTAGTTCTATATAGAAGAGGATTACGAAATGAAAGGTAAAGCAAAAACCGCCAAGAAAAAGATGATGCGCGGCGGTGGTATGCCCATGAAGAAAAAGATGATGGGTGGCGGAATGGCTAAGACTGCCAAGAAAAAGATGATGGGTGGTGGAATGGCTAAGACTGCCAAGAAAAAAATGATGGGCGGCGGCATGGCTAAGACGGCTAAAAAGAAAATGATGCGCGGCGGAATGGCAAAAAAGAAAAAGTAATTGCTAAATATTGCCGTACAACCATCAAAACTTCATGGCTATGGGGTCTTTGCTACATCTGTAATCAAAGAGGGGGACACAATTGAAATGTGTCCTTATGTCGTCTTAGACGATGGACAGGTTGAAGAAACTAGCATCCTCCGCGATTATTTATTTGGTACCCCATTTGAAGATGAAGAATGTTTGCTGTCACCTTTTGGGTACGCTATGGTATATAACCATTCATCCAAACCGAATGCTGAATGGATCGTGGAAGAAAAGAAAGTAGACTTTGTCCGTTTTTTTGCTTTGCGTGATATTCAGAAAGGTGAAGAAATAACACACGATTATGGTGTGGCGTATTGGGATAGCAGGGAAGATGGAGGGGATTATCCAGACTTTGTTAGCAGAGATGAGATTTAAGAAATGATTAACACTAATAAAAATTCTAGATTTCGCACAGTTAACAAAGAGGCGGGTACAACAGGTCAGGAAGTTACACTGTACACTTGTCCATCTAACTGTCGCACTGTCGCTAATTCTTTGTGGGTTAGTAACTCAAGCACAGGTAATGCTGATGTAGATCTTAAATTTACCCGCGCTGATACCACAAGCAATTCACAACACATGAGTTTATTAGTTAGTAAAACTTTGGCAACTGGAGAACACCTGACTTTTCCCGATGATAAGTTTATACTAGAACCAAGCGACACCATTAAATTCACTGCAACAGGCAGTAACACGATACACGTAGATTTAATGGTAACTGTTGAAGAATTTTTCTTACCATCGGATGCATTCTAATGAAGAAAGTTAAAAAGATGATGAGTGGCGGCACGGCTAAGACAAGCCCGATGAACGCTGTTAATATGGCGAAAGGAGGTACGAAGAGTCGTGTTAATGAGTCCGGCAATTACACCAAGCCCGGTATGCGCAAAAACTTATTCAACCGCATCAAAGCCGGTGGAAAAGGTGGCTCACCCGGACAATGGAGCGCAAGAAAGGCTCAGATGCTTGCCGCACAATACAAGCAAAAGGGTGGCGGATACAAATCGTGAAAGCTCCTCAACGCAGTCTGAAAAATTGGACAAAGCAAAAATGGCGTACCAAGAGTGGCAAGCCATCTACACAAGGACCGAAAGCTACCGGGGAGCGTTACCTACCGGAGAAAGCTATCAAGGCTCTTTCATCGCGAGAGTATGCCGCTACTACGAAAGCCAAGCGGAAGGGGAAAGCCGCGGGCAAACAATTTGTAAAACAGCCTAAGCGTGTAGCAAAGAAAACATCGAGGTTTCGTTAATGGCGATTAATAAAAAAAGTGCTAAAAGAATTAAGACTGTAGTCAAAGGATTACAAAAAGCCGTTAGGTCTCATGCAAAGCAATCGCGAGTTTTATCTGGAGTTTTAAGTGAAAGCAAAAAAAGATCCGGCAAAAGGAACAGGTAAAAAACCAAAGGGAAGTGGAAGAAGATTGTATACGGATGAGAATCCACAAGATACAGTTTCGATCGCGTATGCAACTGTAGCCGATGCTAAAAGGACGATTACAAAAGTTAAAAAGATTAAAAAGCCCTTTGCCAGAAAGATACAAATATTAACTGTGCTAGAGCAAAGAGCTAAAGTTGCAAATAAACCTGAACAGGCCAAGCTAGCAAAATTAGCTAAAGAGCAATTGAGAAAACAAAATGCGTAATTTAACTGAAAAACAGCAGAAATTTTTAGACGCTCTTTTTGGGGAAGCTCGTGGTAATCCAACTGAAGCTAAAAAAATAGCGGGATATTCTGCGACGCATTACACCGGCAGTATTGTGGAGTCTTTAAAAGACGAAATACTAGAGCACACTAATATGTACTTAGCAGGCAATGCGCCACGTGCGGCAATGGCTATGGTCGGTGCACTAGCAGACCCTACAGAAATGGGTATTAAAGAAAAGATGATGGCGGCAAAAGAAGTAATGGATCGTGTTGGCATTATCAAATCAGAAAAACTTCAAGTAGAAGCAACAGGCGGTGTGATGATACTTCCACCGAAAAAATCTGAGGATGACAACTGATAGGGGCGCGGGTAAGTGGATACTTGCCCAGCCTGAAAATATAATTAAAGATGAGGATTTTCTTCCCATACCTAAAATAGCTAGAACTATTCCATTTGGTTATAAAGAAGATCCCGAAGATGATGACGTACTGTTACCAATACCCAGAGAGCTTAGAGCACTAGAAAAAGCTAAAGAATATTTACAACAGTATAGTTATAGAGAAGTTGCGAATTGGCTTACTAAACAAACAAATCGCAGTATTTCTCATATGGGATTAAAGAAAAGAATCGCAAATGAGCAGTCCAACAAAAGACGAAGCGCAACTCTCCGCCAGTGGGCCGAAAGGTACAAGACGGCGATCAGGAAAGCGGAGGAAATCGAGCGCACGAGGCTTGGCGCAAGAGAATCGCAAATCACAGAAGTTGAGTCAGCCGCGAATTGAAGTTCGCCAAGATCCGCAACAAGAACCTGAATTTGAGCCTATAGCTCCTGAAGAAGAATACAACGTAATATTTAAACCCAATGCTGGACCACAAACAGAGTTCCTAGCATCGGGAGAACGGGAGGTTCTATATGGAGGTGCCGCAGGCGGTGGTAAGTCTTATGCTATGCTGGCTGACCCGTTACGATTTATGGGACATCCATCTTTCAGCGGACTGTTGCTACGACATACAAACGAAGAACTAAGAGAACTTGTTTGGAAATCTCAAGAGATGTATCCAAAAATCTGGCCCGGTATAAAATGGTCAGAAAGAAAGATGCAGTGGACTGCCCCTTCAGGCGCAAGGTTGTGGTTTTCGTATCTCGACAGGGACGAAGACGTGTTAAGATACCAAGGTCAGGCTTTTAGCTGGATTGGTTTTGACGAATTAACACAGTGGCACACGCCATTTGCATGGGATTACATGCGCTCTCGCCTACGTAGCACAGCGACAGATCTACCTACATATATGAGAGCAACTACAAACCCCGGTGGACCCGGGCACTCGTGGGTTAAAAAGATGTTTATTGATCCTGCACCACCGGGTCAATCATTTAACGCGAAAGACATAGAAAGTGGTAAAACATTAATCTATCCAAAAGGACATTCTAAGGAAGGCGTACCGCTTTTTAAGCGCAGATTCATACCCGCAATGTTGACCGACAATCCACATTTGTACGAGCAGGGCGACTATGAAGCGATGTTATTATCTTTACCAGAGCATCAGCGTAAGCAATTATTAGAAGGCAATTGGGATGTTGCAGAAGGCGCGGCGTTTCCTGAGTTTAACAGACAGATCCACGTTATTGATCCTTTTGACGTACCTAGGAATTGGGTTAAGTTTCGCGCCTGCGATTATGGGTATGGCTCTTATTCTGCTGTCGTTTGGTTTGCTTGTACTCCTGATGAACAGCTTATTGTTTATCGCGAGTTATATGTTAGTAAGGTTTTGGCAACTGATCTCGCGGATATGGTTCTCGATCTGGAATCGGGAGACGGCAGGATCAGATATGGAGTATTGGACAGTTCATGTTGGCATCGCAGAGGCGATACTGGACCTTCGCTTGCGGAACAGATGATTCAAAAAGGTTGTCGCTGGAGACCCTCTGATAGATCAGGCGGTTCTAGAGTTGCAGGTAAAAATGAATTGCACAGACGATTACAAATTGATGAGTTTACGGAACAACCAAGAATACAATTTTTTAACACCTGTACAAATATAATTGCACAACTCCCTGTATTACCACTGGATAAAAGAAACCCAGAAGACATAAACACAAAAGCAGAAGATCATTTGTATGATGCATTACGTTATGGTATAATGAGCAGACCGCGATTTTCAATTTGGGATTACGATCCTGCCCATCAAAGACCTTCTAACTTTGTTCCCGCCGATAGTACATTTGGATATTAAATATGGAAGAAAATGAAATTTTCGGCTCTGAGTCGGATGTTCAAGTTACACTTGATGATGTAGAAGAAGTTTCTTCTGAGCCTACTGAGCTTAAATCTTTATCGGGACATGTCATTGATCGATATCAAAAAGCTGAAGATGCCAGAAGACAAGACGAGGAACGATGGTTACAGTCGTACAGAAATTACAGAGGTTTGTACGGCCCCGATGTTCAATTTACCGAAGCTGAAAAATCTAGAGTATTTATTAAGGTAACTAAAACTAAAACATTGGCCGCTTATGGGCAGATAATCGATGTTTTGTTCGCTAATCAAAAGTTTCCAATCTCAGTAGAACCAACCGTATTACCTGAAGGTGTAGCAGAGTCTGTGCATTTTGACATGCAACAAAAGCCTGAAAGTAGTGCTCCTGAAAGTGAGGATTCGCTTTTTGGTTTTGCGGGGGACGGCAAGGACTTTCCTCCCGGTGCGACAGCAGACAGTCTGCGAGAAATGCTGGGGCCATTAAAAAATAAACTTGCTGATGTTGAAGGCCTGACTGAGGGACCGGGCTTAACGGGAACTCAAGTTTCTTTTGAGCCTGCTTTAGTAGCGGCCAAAAAAATGGAAAAGAAAATAATGGATCAGTTAGAGGAAGCTCATGCCTCTAAACAACTAAGATCTACTTCATTTGAAATGGCGTTGTTTGGCACAGGGATTATGAAAGGTCCGTTTGCCACTGATAAAGAATATCCAAACTGGGATGAAGAGGGAGAATATAATCCTGTAATTAAAACAGTTCCTTCTACATCACATGTTTCTGTCTGGAATTTTTACCCAGATCCTGATGCGGCAAATATGGACGAAGCGCAGTACGTTATTGAGCGGCATAAGATGTCTCGTGCTCAACTACGTGCATTGAAAAAACGTCCATTTTTCCGTGCTCAAGTTATTGACGATGTCATTTCTGAGGGAGAAGGATATTATAAAAAGTATTGGGAAGATGATTTAAGAGACTATCAAACCGATTATGATGTTGATCGTTTTGAGGTTTTAGAATACTGGGGCACAGTCGATAGAGAAATATTAGAAACTGCGAATATCGAAATACCAGAGGAGTTTGGAGAGGGCGATGAAGTTCAAGCAAACATTTGGTATTGTAATAACCGCATTATTCGTACTGTGCTAAATCCGTTTAAGCCTGCTCACATACCATACTATGCAGTCCCTTATGAGCTAAATCCTTACTCATTCTTTGGTGTGGGTATCGCAGAAAACATGGACGATACTCAAACGCTGATGAACGGCTTTATGCGTATGGCAGTGGACAATGCTGTTTTGTCTGGTAACTTGCTCATTGAAATCGATGAGACTAATCTTGTTCCCGGTCAAGATCTCTCAGTGTATCCGGGTAAGGTTTTTCGTCGTCAGGGCGGTGCACCGGGTCAAGCTATCTTTGGAACAAAGTTTCCAAATGTATCTAATGAGAATATGCAATTGTTTGACAAAGCCCGTGTACTTGCGGATGAGTCAACAGGCTTCCCCTCATTTGCACACGGACAAACAGGTGTGTCTGGTGTAGGTCGTACAGCATCTGGTATTTCGATGCTAATGAATGCGGCGGCTGGGGGCATTAAGACTGTCATTAAAAATGTTGATGATTATTTGCTTGCGCCATTAGGTAAAGCAATGTTTTCATTTAATATGCAGTTTGACTTTGATCCAGAAATTAAAGGAGACTTAGAGGTCAAAGCGCGTGGCACAGAGTCATTGATGGCTAACGAAGTACGTAGTCAACGGCTAATGCAATTCATGCAAGTTGCGTCTAATCCGACTCTCGCTCCTTTTGCTAAGTTCCCTTACATTGTACGTGAAATTGCAAAGTCAATGGATCTTGATCCTGACAAGGTTACAAATAGCTTTGAAGAAGCCGCACTGCAACAAAAACTTATGCAACAAAATGCACCGCCCGCGCCTGCTCAGCCTGCGACAGGAGCGCCAGCAGTGGACGATCCCACAGGTTCTGGCGGGGCTAATATTGGTGTAGGGCAAGCCCCTGTACCGGGAGAACAAGGATTTACAGGCAATGACCAATCAGGACAACCACCGGCAGAAGGTGGTGAGCAAGCTCAAGTCCCTTTGCAGTAATCATAAGCAATGGGATGCGTTTTGTGAGTATTTAGATATTATGATATCCGAAAATCACAAAAAGCTGGAACAACTAGATGACATAGCATCTATTCATCAAGCGCAAGGTGCAGTCAAGGCGTTGCGACAAATGAAGTATCTACGAGACGAGGCGTTATCAGATGTCTGATGTAAAAGTACAAATGGAAGGCATAGTTACGCCGACTTATGATAAGCGGCGAAAAGGCTACAAATTCAAAGCGGACGGCATGGAAATATTTATAAAGGGTGCTGATACCGACGCCGGTAAAAAAGCCGCTGTAGATCAAATGTCTCGTTTATTGGAAGAACAAAAAGAAGAAAAGAAAGAAACAAAAACACGTGTTTTCGCAGAGGGCGGACTTAAAGACGAAGGAGGAACAGTTGACCCAATATCCGGTAATGAAGTCCCCGCAGGATCTACTAAAAAAGAAGTCAGAGATGATATTCCTGCACAACTTAGCGAAGGCGAATTTGTGTTTCCTGCTGATGTTGTTCGTTATATCGGCCTAGAAAATTTAATGGAGCTTCGTCAAAAAGCTAAAGCTGGCCTTTTTAAAATGGAAGCAATGGGCCAAATGGGCAATTCGGAAGAAGCAACTATGGATGATGAAGGTGCTTATGACGATGAAATTGATCAGCTTATCGATAGATTTGATCCTAATGATCCTGAGACGATGAAGTTTGCGCAAGGTGGTATTGTATCTGCGAGCAACGGTGTGTACCTGCCCGGACAACAATTTACCACTGGTTATATGCCCACAACAGGATACAACCCAACACAGTCTGCCCCACCGCAACAGACTTCTTATGTAACAAACCCAGCTAGACAAGCTGTTGGTCAAGCACCTATTTCTCCAGAGCTTCGTAGATATGTTGGCCCCAATGGTGAAATATTAATGGTGCCTTTCTATGATGGCAAACCTATGCAGGGTTACACTATTCCTGCTAATTATAAATATCAGCCAGCAGAAGAGACTGTAGCACAGGCACCTGAAATTGCTCAGCCTACCGTGCAGGATGACGGCAGGGACGGCACTGATGAAGTAAAAGACGAACGAGAAGCAGAACGTCAAGCTCAAATGGCTGTGGATAAACAGATAAATACTACTTTAGCTTCTTTAGATCCTGAATTTGCTAAGCTAACAACAAAAGATCCGTTTATGACAGGAGAGCCTACATTAAATGTAAAGAGTGCGATATTCTCAGGCGTACAAACAACTTTAGGTAGAACTGCCGCTATAGAAAGAATTGCTAGTAATTTAGGTCTCGATCTAGATCAGTACAAAAACACTGGACTTGAAGGTGTTTTAAGTAAATATGACGACAAAAGATTTGCTGATGACATAAAAGCAATGCAAGAAGATGAGAACTTTGCAGAAAAAGCCAAAGCAAGAAAAGATTTGAAGAAAGACTACTTTAAAGGTGGCGATGAAGACAGCCCACTTGGTGGAATGACCAAAGCTGAGGCCACGGCGCAAATGCAAAACGACATGGACGAAATAGCAGATGCGATTGACGCGGCCTCAGAAGATTCAGACTCAGAAGATTCAGGCACAGGAGATTTTGGAGGATACAGCCAAGATGATTTTTCAGATGAAGGTGGAATATCGTTCTCCAAAGGCGGCGTAGTAAAACAAACACAACGTGCATTGAAATCATCACGTAAAAAGTGATTTCACTTAACTGGCTACCTAACGCCCTTCGGCAACCGTTAGCCCCAGACATAAAGGAAACAACATGTCAACCCCAGCAACTGAAATAGTAGAAAAAGTAGAGCAAGTAAAAGTCGCATCTGGCTTTGCTAAGCGCAACGCAAACAAGCAACGCATTGAAGAAGAAGAAGCGGAACTTCAAGAGCTATTAAAAGCAAAAGAAGAACCGCAAAAAGAAGTTAAAGAAGAGGACGACGGCCCAGAGCCAAAAGGTGCAGAGGAAAAGACCTTCAAGAAAAGATACGGCGACTTGCGTAGACACGCTCAGAAAACTGAAAGTGAATTAAAAGAACAGATTGACGAATTGCGTGTACAGCTAGACGCATCTACAAAAAAAGAAATTGCCTATCCCAAGTCAGAATCTGAATTAGAAGCATGGATGGAACAGTATCCAGACGTTGCGCAGATTGTAGAAACAATTGCTATGAAAAAGGCGCATGAACAAGCGTCTGAATTTGAAAGTAAATTTAAACAAATAGATGAAATGAAGCTTGAGGCAAAACGTGAAAAAGCTGAAGCAGAACTTATGCGATTACATCCAGACTTTGAAGAAATTAGAGAAACTGAAGAGTTTCATAGCTGGGTTGATGAACAGCCTAAATGGGTGCAGGATGCGCTGTACGACAATGATACAGACGCAATATCAGCGGGTCGAGCAATTGATTTGTACAAAGCTGACAAAGGTATCAAAGCTACTAAAAAGTCTAGTAAAGTAAAAGGTGCCGCAGAGGCTGTAAATGCTAAAACAGAAAGATCTTCGCCGGATAGTGACGAATCTAAATCCTACATTAAAGAATCTGATGTAGCAAAAATGACAGCACAACAGTATGAAAAAGATCAGGACAAAATTGCAGATGCGATCCGTGCTGGAACTTTTGTTTATGATTTGTCTGGATCAGCGCGATAAACACTTGACAAATTTATGTTTGCGAATATAACTATACGCATTAATATCAATCAGGTGGCCCCCTTTTAGGAATACCCACCGCCTAGGATAAGCAAAACTGTTACTTATTATCTCAGGCCAGAGATATGCGGTAATGGTTGCGCTCGTCCGCCCTTCTCAGAATACCCTACCTACTCAGGCCGCGACTCACTTTGGCCGGTGAGATAGCCACCCTGATGTTAGATGGCCTCTGGCGGAGTTACGTAAACCTTAAACCTACGCAATAAAGGAGTGTCTATCATGGCATTTTCAACAGCGGCGGGTTACGGTAACCTACCTAATGGTAACTTTAGCCCCGTAATATATTCAAAGCAGGTACAACTTGCTTTTCGTAAGTCTTCTATTGTAGAAAGTATTACGAACAACGATTATTTTGGTGAGATTGCTCAGATGGGTGACTCAGTCAAGATTATCAAAGAGCCTGAAATCACAGTCAAAGATTATGCTCGTGGTACAACTATTACTCCACAAGATATCGATGACGAGGATTTTTCTCTCACAATTGACAAAGCAAACTACTTTGCTTTCAAAATTGATGACATTGAAGAAGCACATTCTCATGTCAACTTTATGCAAATGGCTACAGATCGTGCCGGTTATCGCCTGCGTGATCAGTATGATCAAGAAGTCCTTGGCTACCTGTCAGGTTTCAAACAGTCTGCAATTCACGGCACACCTAATGCCGTTAACACAACTGTTAATGGAAACAAGGCTGTTACGTCTGCATCTGACGGTGCAAACTTAGTTGGTGCTGAACTTTTAGCTTCTATGTCTTTGGATGCGTCAGACTTTACGCAAGCAGACGGCACTGCCGGTACTGCAAATCAGTGCATTGGTCTTGAGCCTCGTGCTGGTGGAGCAACTAACGCCAAGTCTGGCACAACAGGTAATGCGTTCCCACTGCAAGTTATTGCACGTATGGCACGTTTACTTGACCAACAAAACGTAGATACTCAAGGACGTTGGCTTGTTCTCGATCCAGTATTTATCGAAATGCTGAAAGACGAAGATTCACGTCTTCTAAATGCAGACTTCGGTGGTTCTGGACTTCAGAATGGTCTTGTTGTTAATAATCTGCACGGTTTCCAAGTTTATAGTTCTAACAACCTACCTGCACTAGGCACAGGCCCGGCGACAGTAGGTGGTATGAATGCTAGTAATATGGGAATAATCGTGGCTGGTCATTCTTCTGCTATCGCAACTGCTCAGCAGATTAATAAGACTGAAACTTACCGTGATCCTGACAGCTTTGCTGACATTGTTCGTGGTATGCACTTGTATGGTCGCAAGATTCTTCGTCCTGAAGCAATCGTTACTGCGGCATACTGCTTAGCATAAGGGGGATTGAGAAATGGCTACAATTACATCTACTCTCAAATCTGCTACTGGCAACTCTCAACGTGGGCGTAATCCGTACATGGTTGAAAATACTATTGACCTGACTGCACAGGCAATTTCTTCTACTGCTGGAGACGTGGTACAAGCTATCACTGTTCCTGCTAATACGAAGATTCTGACCGCAGGCTTTCAGGTTGTAAATAGTGCAACTATGAATACGGGTACTAACGCTACTGCAACTTTGGGTACAGCAGATGCAGATGAGTATGTTACAGCGTTTGACATTGATGGTGCGGCTGACGGTGCTTATGCTCCTAGCGTCACTGTTTCTGCGGATGTTGTTTTGTCTACTGCGGATACGCTAGACCTAACTTTCGCTGGTGACGGCGCAACATATACTGCTGGTAAAATTCGTGTTTACGCAGTGATGATGGACGTTAGTGAAATAGGTGACACCTCTGCCGATGAGGTAGACCGCGATACTCTCGCTTAATAAAACTGAGTCGGGGGGCTTCGGCCCCTT